TAATGAGGCCGTGGTTGCGTAATTACTTAAAGATCCTGTAGTTGCGTAATTAGTTAATGAAGCCGTGGTTGCGTAATTACTTAAAGATCCTGTAGTTGCGTAATTAGTTAATGAAGCCGTGGTTGCGTAATTACTTAAAGATGCAGTTGTCGCATAACTAGTTAACGAAGCAGTAGTTGCGTAGTTAAGTCTAGCATATGATGTAGTTTCATAATTGTTTAAAGAAGCAGTAGGGGCGTAATTATTTAAAGTTGGTGAAACTATTGTAGTAGCAGAAACAGTAGTTGAAGATAATGAACCTACTTGTAATACACTATTACTATATGTAAAGGTTGAAGATCCTTGCTGTTTTGAACCGTCATAATAAATTACAGAATTATTTGGGAAAGTTGTATTATTAGTTCCACCAATAGCAATTGGAACTGTATCTAAACTAACAGTAATTACACCATTAGCTTCTGATAATGAGATTGGGGAAGTGTTTTTTAAAGATTTAATGTATCCAGTAGTTGGACCACTACTCTGAACTAAACTTGTTCCAGTTCCTGTGGTTGCAATTGAAGTTAAAGTTCCACCGCCACCAGTTGTTACAGCCTTAGCTTTCCAATAACCCCCAGTAAATACTAATGATTCTCCTTCATTAGGAGTTCCTGTCAAATCAACATCAGATAAATCATCTAATCTTAGTAGATGTCCACCCTTAAATATATCACCTGTAGCACTAACATTAGTGGCAGATACTACACCAGCCTGGAGAACACTCCCATTGTAAGTAAAATTGGGTTCTCCAGTGTATTGAGTTCCGTTAAAATAAATTACAGCATTATTACTTGGTGCAGTTGAATTATTTGTTCCACCCTTAGCAACAGGAACAGTTGCTAAGGAAGGCTGAATTGCACTACCAGCGATAGAAAAACTTATAGGTGAATTATCAATTAAAGGTCTAATTAAAGCAACACTTGGTCCAGTTTGAAATAATAAATTGGTTCCAGTTCCAGGAGCAGCGGTATTAACCTCTGTTAAAGTTCCACCACTATTACTATTTATAGATTTAGCTTCCCATTGACCAGCGGTAAAAATTAAAGCTTGTCCATTTTGTGGACTAAGATTATCTTTAACACTATCTAAATGTTTTAAATCTAATGGTACCCAAGTGTTATTATCACCTACATTAAATGTTTTACTTATTGTAGTGTTAGCAACGGATACATTATCTGTAGTTAAATTAAATACTTGAAGATTTTTATCATTTGGAATAAATTTAATATGTGTATCAGTCTTAAATTTATCGTCAATGTTATCGTAATAAGGAACTCCATTAGTAATTACTGAGCCACTATTTCCAGTTCCACCTTTAGCAACAGAAAGAGGTCCTGCAAAAGAATCTAATGGGACATCAGCTAGAGATGTTTGCCCAGTACCTCCACTACTTACTGATAAAGGTGTTGCCAAACTTATTTCTGGAACTTGTAGCAATCCATTACTATTTTCCCCGCCCGTAGGGTTATAGGTTAGATTTGAATCTCCTCCAAAAGTATCATCATCATTAAATTGAATACTTCCTGGTTGGCCCCCTGGAGGGGTAGTTCCAGTAACAGCACCACCCCCGCCACCAAAGGGACTTGGTGACCAAGCTCCGTCAATATATCTTAATACTGAACCTGCATCTATTGTGCCAGTTATAGATACATCACCTAGCCCACTTAAAGTTAAGTTACTGTAATCAGTAGCACTTAAAGTTCCTATAAAAAGGCTATCAGATTCAGCTAATCGGTAAGGAATATTAGTATCTGAATCTACATGTAGGATCAGTGGTCTAGGATTGTCTTTCGGGCCAATATTTCCTACCATGTTTAATTTACCTTTTTAGAGTAAGAGTCTTTATTATTTAGGGAAGTTACCTTTTGATTTTTTCTTGCTTTGTTTCATTGGTGGTGCCTCCTTCTCATCTTCTTCTGATTCTTCGGACTCTTCAAATTCCTCATCAGAAGGCTCTTCACCCCCAAAAGACTCCTCACCCTCAGGTGATTCTTCTTCACCCTCCGTATCATCCATCATCTCTTCGCCTTCCTCCTCACTCTCTTCCTCCTCTTCATTCTCACCTTCAAATCCTTCCTCACCTTCCATACCTATTTCACTTTTTAAAGTTGATATTAGACCTTCAAGTTCTTTTAGATTATCAATTAATTCATCTTTCTCTACAAACTCTACCTCATCATCTTCGCCGTTCTCTTCGTCACCCATTCCCTCCATACCCTCTTCATCGCCCATATCCTCCTCAGAGGAAACTTCATTAGCCGCATCTTCTGCATCCATGGCTGGAACCTCATCGCCAGCCTCACCTTCCATTCCAGACATATCATCGCCCATTCCAGCCAAATCTCCACCATCAGACTCATATTCACCCTCTCCACCCGGAACTTGTTGAGCCATAGCTTCAGGGGCACCACCAGCAGCAGGGGCTCCACCAGCAGCAGGGGCTCCACCACCTGCACCCATCCCCATACCAGCTTGAATCATTTTTAGAACTTGACCAATCTTACCTAAATCATCGGCAACCTTGTCAAAGTTTAAATAATTCATCAAAGTGGTTTCATTAAGAATTGAAGTATAATCACATTCCGTGAAAACTTCATTTAAGAAGTCAGTAACATCAATAGACTCAATACCACTCTTGTTTTTAAGAACTTCAGAGAATTCTGAAAGAACTTTCTTTAAAACTGAATTCTTTGGGCTAAGTCTAGACAATGATTCAAATATTAAAACTTGAGTCTTAATTAAAGAATCAAAAGTTGGAACATCAGTTAAAGACTGAATATTTACTCCATACTTTTCATTTAATAAATTTACAACATAGTTTTTTACAGGTTTCTTAAATTCAAAAATCTTAGCTACAAAGTCTTTGATATCTCTAGCTGGGACAACATTTCTATCGACCAGCAAATCTAAGTTACCTTCTACTAAAGAAGTTAATTGCTTCTTAGTTGCCATAGCAAAATAAGGAATTTCTGAGACAATCTCAGCAACTAGTTGCATTACATTTTCATCTGATTCATAAATGAATGATGGTAGCTTTTGAATTTTTTCATTAACCATCCAAACATTTTCAAGATCGTTTCTAGATTCAATGAATTCTTTTGCAATTAATTCTTGCTTGCAAAGATGATCATACAACGTGTGATTGATTGCCTTTGGTATAGTATATTCGCCTGCCTCTGAAAGATTTTCATAATTAATCTTGGAAAGATTAAAAGACTTTGAAATTACTGAAGATAATTTTATAGTGTTTCTAATCTCTGGAATATTTATAAAATCTTCAGACTCCTTAAGTAATTTAACTAGCTCGTCTTTTAATTCTAATACTCTTGCAAATTCAGGAGTAGAAGTAATTTTTAAACTTTCATTAAATCTACCTATCTTATTATTAAGTTTCTTCTTAGTTAGATCAAAATGAAGTCTCGTCTCCCATAAACTTAATACGGAATCAAAACTTTCTTGGACCTTATCTAAATTATCTTCTAAGATATCAGCTAGAAATCCGCTTATCTTTTTGTTAACTAATTTAGAATAAATTTCTTTATCTTCAAATATATTTGAATTTTCTACTTTAATATTAGTTAAATTTAAAGCAGACTTATCAAAGTTACCTCTTATGGCCTGACCAGATTCAGTTAAATAAGTTACTGAATTATCATTAACAGAGAACAATTCTACATTTTCTCTTAATGATCTGCCGAGATAATCACCTAGTTTAACTAGGTTTAGGAAAGTTTTATTACGTGATTCAAATAAATTAGTTAGCATAGGATTATAACCTTATCAAAACTATCTAGGTATTTTTAATTGTTAAATATTATTTAATTCATCTTTCAACGATAATTCTTCAACAATTTTAATTGCTTCCTCACTTAAGCCCTCAGATAACATAAGTTTTTTAAGTTCAAAGTAATTAATTTCTTCCATTTGGGTCGGAGGAACATTCTCAGCACCTTCTTGGCCACCAGCTTCCATAGGTCCAGGACCAGCCCCTGGGGGCGCTCCCATGCCGGGGGGTCCACCCATACCAGGAGCACCACCCATCATTCCTCCTGGAGGCATTCCAGCAGCTATAGCACCCATTACAGGATCTTTAGACTGCTCTTCAAGCTTCTTCTTCATGTCATCAATCTCAGAGTCATTCATTTGGTAATATTCCTTGTAGATGTACTCTATGGGAAATATACTTAAACCTTTAACAGCCTGGACAAGTCTTGCTTTCTGCTCATCAATATCCAACTGCCTCTTAGCAGCCATATCAGATGGTTCAGGGAGTTTAATTTTAAGTTTAGATACCGCTAGAGGTGGGAAACCCTTAATTAACAAATGTCTCTTAGCAATAGTTTCTAAACCAATTTGAATACATTGCTGAACTCTTAAGATAACCCTGGCAAACTTAACGTCTAATTGACTTAGATTAGCTTTGCGCTCAGGGGATTGATCTTTTTCAACAATATAATCCTTAGGAATTTTAAGTGTAGCTAAGAGCTTGTCACGGAAATACTTAACGTCATCAACTTCTCCAAGGTTTTCAGCGCCCTTTAAAGTATCAATCTTAGTTCCCGAACCTTTACCGTTGACGGATACGAAGAAGTCTTCATCCTGGCTAAGAGGATTAAATCTTGCGTCAATTTCTCCGGTTTGACGATTAAAGTATTTTTCTTTCTTGAACTTGCTCTTTTGCATCTCAAGATAGTGTTCAGCCTTAGAAGCTGGGAGATTTCCAGTATCAATATAGAATATACGACGCTCGGGTGCGCGAGTTAGACGATAAATTAACATCGCGTCTTCCATCATTTTCAATGACTTATAGATAGCTCTTGCAGCAGCAGCGATTGATTTGCCATAAGGATAGTAGGTAGGATCAGACGTAAACATTCTGAAATGCACAATCTGATTCTTATCTAAAGGCGTTACAATTCTTTGTGCGGTAGTTGCACCTATTTTCCCAAAGATTGTAGAATCAGTTTGAAGAGGTATTTCTTGCAAGAAGTCAGTTAAAATACCTAAATTATTTTCAATACGATAAATGTAGTTTGGATCTAATATCTTAATTTTTTGAATACCACGAGCAATGTTTTCTACATCAACTACAAGTTCTATAAAACAATCACCGTATTTTACAGTGTTTCTAACAATATCCCAAAGGAAATGACCTAATGAAATATCTTCAAAGAAGGTTTCTAGTTCTTCTTTGATAAGCTCATCGTCAGTCTCAAAGTTCCACTTAGTTCCGTCTAAGTTATCCTGAGTTGAATCATCTGCATAAATATCAAATGCAGCGGCAACCTCAGGATAATCATCCATGTCCTCAAACTCCTGATAACGTCTGCGGCGTTCAATTTCTTCTTCATTAATTGGAATAGTTTGAGTAGCCTTAAATGGACTTATACTACCAAGAGGAGTTCTTCTTAATAAAGTATCACCTTCTAATGGATGTGGCTTTGGTGGAACTATTTCCTGAGGAGTAGTTCCTGTGCTATCAATCTCAGGCTTAGATCTTCCAGATAGGAACTTAGCAAAGAACTTACCCGTTCTCCCAATAGGATAATACCAAGAGCCGAACCAACTAGAGATGCTACCCCTGCTAGGAGTAAATTGAGTGTAACCAGTTTCGTTTAACTTAATAGCCATTTAAGATCTTCTTCGTGGATTTGTCCACCTGGGGTTCTAATATAGTATTTAGACTGGGAAATGGGTAAATTAAATTTATTATCCTCATTAGGTCTATGCTGAATCATGGGTGTGCTGCCTCTTAATTCATTAAAACCGAATACCGCGAAGGCTAAAGCCATAATTAAATCGTCATGGCAATTAACATCCGCAGTGTATCTACCCACTTCGTCGATAATAAAAGTTAAAAGTTCGTCTATTGTGCGTTCAGAATTAATTTTAATTTTATTTAATCTTATTGCTTCATCTAATTGAACTAACATTTGACGCTTATTTGCGTCTGCAACCTGTATTCCAGGCTCATGCTTTTCGTCTAAGAATAGGTTTTCATACTGTTCAATTTCTTTAATTTGATAAATTAAGTTGTGTCCAATTAAGTTACGTTCAGGAATAATATAAGCAGTGTTATATTCCCTAGCTATCTGGACAAGCATGTTGGCAAACTCGTTAATTGGGGTGCGGTCGGATTTAAACTCCGCAACCTGTTCACCGTTATAAAGATTAATAACCTGAGCTACAGATGAATCGAGACCGCGACCAATAGAAGTATCCACGCCAATAATATAATCAAATCGTGGATCAGGTCCTTGCCAGACCCTGAGCCGGTTGTTGAACTTCGTCGAAAAGTTATCATTGACCTGT